GCCTCGACGGATCGCGTCGCTTCGTCGGCCGATTCGGACCGCAGGCAGAATGCCCGCTCGGTCAGGTCGAGCGCGGCGGCAGGTGTTTCGCGGATCGTCAGGCGGTCAGGCATTGGTCTAACTCCTCGAGTGAATCGTGCTGCGGCTCCGGCGGTCTTTCTCGGCTGCCTGGTCCTCGTCATCCGCGGCGGCCTCTTGCCCGGGCGCTGCGGCAGAACCCAGCATGTAAGCCGGCAAGGCGATTCCCGCGGCCTCGAACTTTCGCTGCTCGCGTGCCAGCGTGCCGATGTGCGTGTCGATCGAGACGCCGCGCTCGGCCAGCTCGGCGGTCAGGCTCGACTGCCGGGTCGCCAGCCGCTTCTCGCCGGCCGCGGCTTCCTTGAGCGGATCGACGTGTGGCCTCGCCGGCCAGGTCCACTGGTAGCTGACGTTGGGCGGCGGGTTGCGGAGGATCGGGTTGGAGAATCGGGCCTCGGCCAGCACGATATCCACCAGGCGGTTCAGCGTGCCGTAACTGCGTTCCGTGCCGCTGATCGTGTACTGGAGGAACTGGACGAACCGCGCCCAACCCTGGCCGTCGAATCGGGCCGACGAATAGTTGTGTCGACTGGCATCGAGCCGCGTGATCAGCAGCGGCATTGCCATCGGCCGGCCGATCTCCCGCTGTTTCTCCGCGCGATAGTCGGGGTATTGGACAGGGGGCAGCGTTGCCGGATAGACGAACGGTTTCCAGCCGGGCGGCGCCATCTTGATCGTGCGCCGTTCGACCGTGGATGTCTCCGGCGTCATCCATGGTTCGTCGGGGTTTTCGGTGTAGAGCAAACCGCTCTGATCGGCCATTTGCCGCGCGGCGTCCTGGACCTGGTCGTCGTAGTCGCGGAGGTCCGCGGCCGTTTGGAGCGACGGTGTCAGCCACGGGAAGCCGCGGGCCTGGCCCTCTTCGTCGACCATGTACTCATGAATCACCAGATCGGCCGGCCACGGCTCGCTGATCGTGGCGAGTCCGTCGGGCGACATGCGATTGAACCAGTAGCGCGCGGGCCGGTCGAACTGCGTCGACGTGAACTCGACCCCCATAATCACCCGGGGGTCTCCGGCGCGATCGAGCGGGCTCTCCAGGTCACGCGGGTGCTTGGGCCGGAGCCGCATTTTCACCGGGCCGGGGGCGGCCGGGTCGGTGGCGATCTGCGCGAGGAACTCGCCGCAGCGGGGCAGGTTCTTGACCCATAGCCTGAGCAGCGCGGCGCCGGACATATTCGGCCGGAAGGTCGGCGCGCGGAACCACTCGCGCCAGACGGTCTCCGCGGCGTTGTTGTAGTCCTCACTCTCGCTCTGGACCTCGAGCGTAGGACCGTCGGGCCCGACCACGTCGTCGGCCAGCGTGTTCACCATGCCGGCGATCGTGCCGTTCTGCTTCCACTCGTAGATGGCTCTTCCGCGGATGGTCGCGAGCTGCTCAGCGATCCACTCGTTAATCGGCCGGTCCTGGTTGTCGGCCATTTGCCAATGGGCTTGATTGAGCCGCGTGGTCTCGCTGGCCTCCCAGTGCCTGGCCATCCAGACGGGCATCGATTCGTATCGCGTGCCGCCGGCGCCGGAGATGGCGACCAGGTTGTTGCCATCGGCGTCGAGAACTCGGCTCTTGCGGATCGTGCTTGCCATCACGCCCTCCCCGCCCGAGCGTAGACGACTTTCGACGATCGGAAGGGACCGCCGGATTGGACGGCGGCTGCCTTGGCGAGCCGCTGGCAATTCTGGATGAATCGCTCGATCGACGCGCCGTCATTCCAGGAGATTGCCTGGGAGCCGCCGCCGAGAGATCGCGTCAGATTCGGCGTCGTGCCGAGCAGCACCTGGGCCTTCACAGCGGCCTTAATCGCGTCGGCGTAGTTGCCGGCGTCGAGGGCGGCCGTTGCGGCGGCGTACAGGGCTTGGAGGTCGGCGATACTCATGCTGTCGAGTATCGCATGGAGTCAATTGTTCGCGAGTAGGCTGTTTTACTGATTCAGTAAACAACTTTGGCAGCGGACTTTCACGCAACGGGGCTGGACAAATCGTCGAAAGACATTTGTCCGGCGCACGGTTTGTCCGGCGCGATGAGCGGAATAGCCTTGATTTGTCGAGCTTTGCCGCGAACAGATGCGCTGGACGGAATTCTGTGCGCACTGTTTTTCGGCGCACGGTTTGTCCGGCGCGGTCAATCTGAGAAATGGCCTGGTCAGGCCTTCCGCGTGTCGACCGACTTGAATCCGGCGAGGCACGCCGCGCACTCGTGGTACCGGATCTTGGGGCTGCCCGGTTTCGGCTTGGGTGAGGAGGTGACCCGCACGTCGGGACTGCCACACTCCGGACACGCTCGGACCGGGTAGGCGGTGTCCTTGGGCGGCGGGGCCGCGGCAGCCGGCGGATCGTCGTCGGCGGCCATAACTGCGTCGACGGCCTGGGGGTCCAGGCCGCGGAATGCGAAGACCTGGCCGCAGTGACCGCACCGTGCTCGGCCGGTCGCCGCCGCTCGTGCGTACCAGCTCGTCGGATCGACGACCGGCATTTGCAGGATTCGAGAATCCCGGCAGCCGCAGCGGGGGCACTGGGGACCGTCGGCGAGTTGGAGCTGTGGCCTAAACGTCATGGTTGAGCCTCCTGCTAAATTGGTTCGCGGCGACGCGGCTTGCGGCCCTGTTCCTGGGCCGCAAACCAGCCGCCAGGCTGCACTCCGGCTTTCGCCGTCGCCAGCGTCCACGCGCGATGCCCGGCGGCGCACGCGTAGGCGGAGGCGTCGAGGTAGTGGTTCGCGCGGCGGACCGGCTCCCAGATCGTCACGCGGCCGCGGGTCGGGTGATCGATCTCCTTGGGTCGCTCGGCGTCGATGTGTTTGGAAAATCGCTGGTGCTCGTTGGCAGGCGCGAGGAAGAGCAGCAGGGCGCCGGGCTGGTCCTCCGGCCTGCCCAGGCGGTCGCGGACGTCGGTCTTCCAGACGTCGCTGTTGAGGTGGACCAAATCGATCTTGTGCTCGCGCTGCCGTGCGAAATGGTAATCGCGACCGATGATCCGAATCTCGCGCGTCTTCTTTGTCGGCGCGCGATAGACCCGGTCGGTCTGCTGGAGGTAGCCGTAGCCTTTCGTCGGCCAGAAGCGGCCGCGGTGCTCCGCGGCTCGGCAGAATGCGTATATCTCGGGCTGCGTGACTTCCCAGCCGGAGTCGATCCAGACCTGGCCGGGAATCATCGGATCGGGCGCGCCCTGCACGGCGTAGCCGGCCACGAGCAGGTCTCGCAGCTCGCGGAGCGCGACCTCAGCAGCCCGATTGATGCCGAGGCTGTCGGCGTCGGCCTCGACCACGCCGTAGTCGATCACGTGGCCGGTGGTGTCCGGCAGCCAGGCGATCGAGACGTAATGCAGGAGGTACTTGCCGACGTCGACGCCGACGGAGATTGCCACGGTGCCGGCCGGGGCCTGGCCGCGTGGCAGCCGGCTGGTGCGTCGCTTGAGCTGCTCGGGGTCGATCGGCGCGATGTCAATTTCTTTCGGCTCGAACGGCAGGGCCCACCAGAATTGCAGCAACTCCTTCTCGTCGGCTCCGGCCGCAACGGAGAATTCCTTCGCGCCGATCGACCCCGAGCGCCAGAACAGATTGTTGAAGGCGTTCCACCTGAATCCCAGCGTTGCGGTCTCGACCGGCTTGCCGTGAATCTCGCCGTCCGGACCGATCTCCTGGCCGGCGTGGATCAGCCGGGCGGCCTGGTTCATCCGTCGGCGCTGTGCCTCGGTCCATGGTTTGGCACATTCGGCGCACTCGAAGACAGCTTGGCGGGCGGCGTCGGCGGCGCTCGTGGCTTCTTGCCACCCCTTGAGGTTTTCGCGCTCTGGCGTCTGCCACTTGCCGCAATGGGGACACTCGCAAACGATCCGGCTCTGTGTGCCGCCGGCGTACTCGAGCCAAATCCGGCCCTCGTCGTGTGTCGGCGTGCATTCGAGGAAGATGCGCCGATCGTCGTCGAAGGCCAGCGTGCGGGCCTCCATCTGGCCAACGGGACCGGTTTCCTTCGACGCGGCGCCGGCCGTGTCGTATTTGTCCACCTCGGTGAGACACGCGATCCGGGCGGTGAAGCTGCTGCGCTTGGCGTCGCTGCCGGTCCCCGACATGAACTTGAGCGTGGCCCCGTTGCCGAACTCGATCGCCTCGGGTGTGCCCCCTTTGCTGCCCTTGCCCTTGGTCGGCAGGAGGCTGGCGTACCTGGTCAGCTCGATCACCGGCAAGATTTCCTTGCTCCACTTGTCGGCCGCGGTCGCGTGCATATCGGGCACGCCGGCGATGCAGGTCTCCCCGAGTTCAAAAAGCGTGTAAACGATCGGCAAGACCCAGGTCTGGAGCGACTTGCCGGACTGGACGCAGCCGACGGCTGCAACCCGCGTCCACTGGCCGGAGTCGATCGCGTCGAAGAGCAAGCCAGCGAACGGCTGCCGGCTTACCCGGTAGGGCAATCCCTGATACGGCCCTTCGGGGATGTAGATTTCTGCCTCGGCGAATTCGCGCAGTGTCCGACGTCGCCGCGGCTCGGCGTTGGTCAGGCAGAAGAGCCACTCCTCACGCGCGGGCGTGCTGAGCGTGGCAAGCGGGTTGGCGGTGTGTGTGGTCATGCGTCGGCGGTGTCGAGACTCTCAATATCTCTGCGGATCGTGCGGATCATGTCGCGAACCAGGTCGGCGGCCTCGGTCCCGTGGTGTTTTGCGAGCGTCTCGATCGTCCGCCGGCAATGGCCGGCGATGCGTTCGAATACGAGGTGAACTTCAGTCCGCGGGATCAGGTTGCGGCGGAGCGTCGCCAGCTCCAGCTCCGCCAGCTCGGCCTTGGCCACGCGGTAGCGCGTGAGCGCGTGGTCTTTGCTCCCCGAGAGCATCGGATCGGCGGTGGCTCCCCGCTGCTCGTCGCGCCAAGCGGCGATCTGGTCGAGGTCGTAGGCGCCGGGCTGGCCCGGGCAGCCCGCCCCCATCCACGTGGCCACGGTTCGCAGGTGGACGCCGAAGTGCTCGGCCACCTGGTCGCGCGTCTTGACGATCCGCGGGCTCTCGGCGATCCCCTCGGAGACAAGCCACGCACGGACCTCGACGGCGTCGTAGACGTGTCGGCGTCCATCGCGCCGGTATGGCAGGCCGCGTTTCTTCCACGCGGCCAGCCGCTGCGGCGTGATTCCCAGGGCTGCACAGAGTTCTTCGGCGGTCATTCATTGGCCACGAGGCGGAGCCCGGCCAGGGGATTGGCAGGCTCACGCGACACCTCCTCGGTTGTGCTGGGTGCTGGTGCTGGGGCCGTGGCTCGCGGGGCATCGGGGTAGAGCCCGAGCAGCTTGTTCAGCTCCTTTTGGATCGCCAGGCAGGCCTTGTAATCCTGGATCGATTCCGACTTTACGTAGAGCTGATGGAGCCGAGCGGTCGCGCGGCCCAGCTCCTCCTCCTGGACGTAGTTGGCTGCCTCGATGAGCTCGCCGGTCGCCCGGTCGATCAGCTCCTCGGCCTCGGCCTGGTCGAGCCCGATCTTCTCGCTGGTCAGTGCCAGCATGAGCGCGTTGCGGTCGCGGATCGTCGCCCGGAGCGCGACGACGGTCTGATACTGCGTGAGCTTGTCGCGATTGATCGCGTCGCCGAGTTGGGTCACTTCGGGCAATCCTCCTTGATCTTGGCCAGGCTCTCCTCGAACCAGCGGGCCCGGGCCATCCGGCGGCGGCCGTCGAGGCGGATCGCCCGCGCGTCCGGCTGGGCCTCCGTCTCCACGTCGCCAGCCTCGGAGTCGACCAGGTGGGCGGCCAGAGCGGCCCCGTCGATCAGTCCGGCCAGGATCGCGTCCACTGCGCTGGCTCCTCATGGTGGTGGTGGCGTGCATTTTTCATCGTGGACAAAAAAACCTCGGGGTGGGGGGAAGGAAACCT